CAGAACCGTCTTCTATGATTGAAACCGCTAAAGGAGAACCTGAAGCATTTTGAACAACACCAAATTGCCAATGTAGCCCCATTTAATCACCCAATTCTTATCCAAGTATTATTTCCACTACAAACAAATGTAGCCGCTTTATAGGAGTCTATATCATCTAAAGCGGAAGCCGCACCGCCATTAATAGTAGCCGAATTAGAAACAGCGATTTGTGCGCTAATGGCAGAACCAGTTTCATTAAATACAGTAAATTGGACTCCTACACTTGTGTCATTATTAATAGAAGGTAAAGTTAAATTAGAGTTAGCATGTTCAAATATAACTAATGTTCCTGAATCTCCAATAGTAGGAGCATAAGTAGCCGCCGCCACAATAGCGGTTGTTACTCTAGAATTAAGTCCAGCATGAGTAGTAGCATTAGCAGTAGTGTCAGGTGGCCCTACATTTGCTAACTCTGTTGAAACAACATCATCATTTTCATTTATTAAAGATACTCCAAATTTAAGATTACCTCCTTTATCTCCGGTTCCGTGGTCTTCAGTTGCATTAGCGGAAATAAAAGCAGAAGACTCTAAAACAGACGAAGGGACATTTCCATCTGTTGAATCGAAACCAATACCTCCCAATAAATCTCCATCAGTAGTTGTAGTATCTTCTCTTACAATCATTAGTCCATTAAGACCATCAGCACCAGTATGAGAAAGTTGTAGTTTATTTTTGGGAAGACTTGTTCCAATACCAACTCTATCAACAGAAGCGTCAGTAAATAATAAGTTAGTATCAGTATCTCCTTCAACTCTAAAATCAATATCATCTCCTTGGTCATTAACTACTACATCTCTTGTACTAGCCCTAAGTCTCATAAACTCTGTAAGAGTTCCCGCTTCAATTAAATTAAAGGTTATATGGCCATCTTCACTACTATCTGAAGTATCATCCATACCTCCTTCAATTGTAGCATAATTTACTTCTTGGGGTGTATTACTATTTGAAGCACCATCATTTTCGCCTCTAAAAACAATTTGACCTATTAAATCAGCATCGTCAATATCTGCGGCTGCATCATCACCATTTCTAAACAATACAAAGTTAGGGGCTGAAGTAGCGGCACTACCTAAAGTTCCTTCTAAAATAAGATGGTCGCCCGAACCAGCACCAACTATGTGTAAATTAGCAGCAGGGGATGTAGTTCCAATTCCTACTTCTCCCGAATCCTTTATCCTCATTCTTTCTGCTAATGTTCCAGCATTAGCAGTAGATAATACTAAACTGCCATCATCAACCCCTGTTGCTTCATTAATAGCCGCAATTCTCGCACCAACATAAGTAGCCGGACTACCGGAATTAGAATCATAATTTTCTAAATCAATTCTTGCATAATCCGTACCCGTAGCGTTTCTTGCACCTTCGATACTTAATGTTCTTGTTTGTCCTGAATCAGAACTTCTTGAAATTGCCGTATCTCCACTAACTTCTAATTTTGCTGTGGGTGCTGTTGCCCCAATACCCACTCTTGAAGATGAACCATCTATTCTCATTACTTCGGTAACAACACCACCATCGTTTGCTTTGAAAATAATATCTTTATTACTGGTTACATTCTCTATAATAGCATCATCAGAAGAAGTAGACATTTTCAAATCAGTACCTACTTCTAAAATATCCTTTGCTTGAGTTTTTCCATCCCCCGTAACTACAAATTTATTAACTCCGCTATCGTCTTTAATTACTACTGCGGTAGCATCAGTATCAGTACCTAATTGTAAAATTATTTGGTCATTAGTATCTTGGTTATCTATTGTAAAATCGCCCACTGTATTAGTAATAGTAGTTCCTGTTGCCGCACCGGTTATACTAGCAGTAGGAGTATAAATCTTATTTGGGTCAGAACCAACACCATAAGCAATACTCAAACTATTAGATTCTTTATTTGTAGTAAAGTATTGAATTAATCTAGAACCGGCGGAAGTCACACTAGAGTATTCTATCATTGCAACAATAGTATCTCCAAGTTTGAATTCCGGAACTCTTTCGTTAGCGGCTGGTGGCCTTAGATATAATTCATTTACAGTTTCTCCACTTTCTCTTCCATCGGCCACTACTAGCAAATGATAGCCTTTAGCATAAGTAGTGGTTAATGCACTATCAGCAAAAGTCTTAGTTCCGACAGCATGATATTCCCCATTCCTTAGTATTTTTCCAGCCGCTACAACTAGATTACTGCCCGTTTGATTTATGTCAAAATCCGTACCAGTTTTTACTACTACATTCCCTGCCGCCATCTGATTCAGTGCCTTGATTAGTCCCGAATGTGGGAAGTCTACTGTATCTACAGGCTGAGTTAAACTTGTACCTGTGGCATTTTGTGTTATGTAGTGCGGGTTTGTTGTATTAACCATTTTAGTTCACCTCTATTGTTAAGAATAGTTCTAAAGTTTCGGATGCTGTAAATGGGCCGACTCCATCGAAATTGACTCTCGCTATCATCTCGCTACTTGTCTTAAATATGCCCAACTCTCTTATTACTTTTCCAGTAATGTTGCTACCAGCACAAGTAACTTTTATTTCTAAAACATTTAGATTTGATTTTTCCTTTGCTATTGTTACAGTTGCTCCGCTAGGCACATCTAAAGTAGTTGACCTAGGGCTAGTTGAGTTTCCACCGTAGCCTATTTGTGCGCTAGCGGCTAATGTGCTTTCTATGTAACTAAGTACTTCTGCTTTCATTTCATCGGTAATCAATATTCTTCCTCCACTAAATTGTCAATCGTTGCACCGCTATTGAATCCCATTGGGGTGGTACTAGTATTTAGGGCTGCCCCGAATCCTAGAGTCAAGCCGTCTGAGTTTATTCTTCTAACTAAAAGTTTGCTAACTTTAATATCAAGGGAATCTAATATATCAAAGGTTATCGCCCTTTCATCAAATTCTTTAGCCCTAATATCTGCGTGTATTTTTTTATTATCTGAAAGTAATTCAGCAAATCTATCCTCCAATTGTTTTGTAAATCTGCCTAGTTCTAATTTAAGCATACCAGTAAAAGTATGTTCTATTTGTAATACAATGTATTCGTCTAGTTCTATGCCTTCCCTAGTTAGTTCTACATTGATTATATCTCCGGCCTGTAATTGACTAATGTTATTATGGCCAACTGTAATATTTAGTCTAACATTGTCAGAGGAATGTAGCCTTAGCAATTCCAGTGCCCTTTTATTTACTGCCTCTTGAGAAGTTAATTCAGATTCATACACTTCTAGGGTTTTCCTACCTAGTTTGTTTATGCTTCTCAAATCCTTTCTAGAGCCCTTGTGTACTTTACCATAAACAATCACTTCGTTATAGAAATCAAATACAGATTTAACTTTATTATATTCGTATATTTGGTAGTCTCCATTATCGCTAAGTGTTACCTTGGGGTAGTTTAGTTCACTAGTATTATTTACTAATTTAAAAGTAGAATCTGCTATTTCGTATGTTGAGGAAGCAGACGGGTCTTCGATTAAGACCATATCTTTTTTAGATAGAATTAAGTTAATTGCAGAAAATAAATCAATCCCCTTATAGTTGGGTGCTAAGAAATATGGGAAGTCACTATCTTCAGAAGTGAATTCTATATCATTTGTTTCTAGCAGGTCGTTGATTAAATCAGTACCCTCGTAGCAAATGTCTACAACGCTACCAATCATTCCTCTTTTAGCAGCAGCAGATACTTCTCCGTTTACGGTTAGTGTGATAGGTTCACTAATAGATGCTACCCCCAAAGTTTCTTCCATCTTATCAAAGGATAGGAAATGCCCTATATCGTCTCCATTATCAGTATAGGTCATAGAAGTCTTGTAAACATTATCTCCATCAGAAACAGCCACCGTTAAGTCACTATTAGGAGTAAGTAAACTTTCCATTTTATCGGGGAATCTCTGCAAGACCCACTGTGAATCAGACTGGGCATCCATATCTAATGCGACATACATAGAAAGAGCCGCCTCTTTACCTCCTGTGTTATGGAATCTAGTAAAGGAGCGACCTCCACTTTTATTCCTAACCATATAAGAATTGATTTCGCTAGGGTCATAACAATTATCTTCTCCACTAACTTTAGTGTATGCGGATGATAGAGTATTCAACCTAATTTTATTAGGTGAGTGAGTATAAAAGCACACATGATTAGGCTGCATTATTCTGTAAAAATCGGTAACTATTGCAGTATCTAAAGTTAAGATATGTCTTTCAGTAGAATTGGTAGTGTCTATTTCGTGAGAAATTACATACGCTATGACATTAGGAGTTTGTTCGTTTAGTGAAGGAGTGTTTGCTAATAGACTGGAATATGTTTGGACAGTAAAATTCTCATCGTAGTACTTCCCTTTTTCTGAAACCAAATAACATCCGGTTAAATCATTCATTAATCTTAGAGATTTTCTATTTATATTAGCGAAGGCTACTGAATCAGCAGTACCCGAAGTGTCATCTTCATCAAAATAAGTTATACTAGTTATATCAGTATCTAAATCAATGGCATAACTATACACATTTCTATTTCCAGCCGCTTTATTAGTATTGGTTGCAGAAGAAGTAAGATATAAACGGGGCTTGAATCCCAACATTACCCCATCTGCATCTTTCGCATATGTTCTATTTGCGTGAGAGCCCACTCCGTCTTCGTGCTCGGCAAAGTCGTTTAGTATTCCCATTCCAACTAGGCAAAACGGGGTAGAAGAACTTTGGGAACTTCTAAAGGCTATAGAACTAATAGCACCGGCAACGGTTCCCTTTGAAACCAAACTGCCTCCACCTTCTTCAACATCAAACCGGTCTAAAAATATAGGTAGAAATGGATTATACAAACATTCGTTTCCAGCAGGTGCGCTATTATCGGGCTCGCCCAAACTTCCATGAAACAACTCAAATAGTTTGAAGGGATGGTCACTAATACCTGATGCAGACTGGCTAGTGTCTCCTAAAATGCTAGCCGCATCAAAATCAATAGGAAGATATGAATTAAATGTTTTAAATCCATTAATAGTGCCGCCTTGGTCTAGAACTACAGTGTTCTGCCTACTCCAAGCACAGGTTCCGTCACCATAATGTCCAGACCCAACATCATTTACGATTATAGACTTCATCATATGTGGTTCCTTTCTAAGTTGGACAAATGTATCTTCCTTTCCATGCCCCCGTATAGTAGAAACCCTACTGGTAGCCGAACCGTCAGCATTTCTCATAGTTCCTAAAGCATACAAAGTGCCAGCAAAATAAGCCGTACCATTTGTTTTTCTAGCCTTATCCATTAGGACTATTTTCCAACTACTGCTGCTTCCTTCTGTAGCGGCTACCTCCCCAATATATCTTCCATCGGAATCTGCTATTATTTCTCTCTGCCCTGTTAAGGTATTAGGATTTACAGAAGTATCTGTTGCAATATAAGAACCGAAGGTTAGAGTCTGACTACTCTTACTCCCTCCAGTAGTAGAAGAAGATAGTACGAAATGAGTAGCATCGGTAATGCTAGCAATAGTAGCACCGGTTGGTATTCCATCCCCGCTAACTGGCATTCCTGCTTTTATTGATGTATTAGAAGAATGGGTTATGGTAGTTCCATTATTATAAGAACAGCCAGCCACCGTATAATCGTTGTAATCTCCCGTAGCGACTTGAGAAGTACTTGCAAACAAAGTACCTAGAGTATCAAAGTCGAAAGCCGAATACTTGAATTGCGGTAAAACTCTGTCTTTAGAAATTATATTTTCGGGGTCTATTTGATTGAAAGCCCAATCGAAAACTACTTCGGTTAATCTCATTAAAGAAAATCTCTTTAATTCTGAAATAGTTTTATCGGCAGAGATAATAGAACTGGAAGTGTAATTAGAATCGTTTAGTGTTAATGTATTAGTTCTACCGATGGTGCTTTCTTTAATATCCGAAGAAGAAGTTTCTACAGGGGCCTCTAGTGAAAAGAAATTATAATTAGAAATTTCTCTAGTCTGACCGCTATACATTAGACTGTCTTTTCTTTCAGAAGAATAAGGGTGAAGGTCAGAAGTTGCAAAAAGAAACATTCTAGATATCTTATAGTCTAATAAGTCTAAATGGTCTTTGGCAGTAAATACATTCTCATGAGTACCCGCTACATCTGCCACTGTATTAGTTACGCTTGGGTCGTGAGTAAACAGAGTTCTTGTTAGGGCAACATTTTCTGCTCTTAAATTAGAATCGAAAAATCTAGAACCATATACGGAAGTATTTCCTCTAGATTCGGGAAGTAAGTGGGTACTAAAATGCGGAGCAGCATTCTCTCCCGTCTTACCAACTCCGATAATAGGATAGTCTTCGCTCCAATTCTCTATGTAGTTTCCTAATCCAAATCTATAGGAACTGGCGTAATATGGAACTTTGCTTACGGTTTCTAAATAATACTCAGAAACATCTTTTATGTCAGTAGTGCTAGTAGTATTAATTCTATTATAGTTTCCCTTTTCTAAATTTATTATTCTAAAATAAGGAGAACCGTATTTTTCAGAATAATAAAACTCTTCAGCCATATCGTCGTAATAGAGTGGGTAATTCATAGACAGGGTTTTGTAGGTGCTGTCTTCATTAACATGGGGACTTAGCAAAGATATTATTTTTCCAGTATGTAAATGTCCAGCATTTAGTAAAGCCAGTTCATGAGTTAGTTTTCCTGTCTCTAAGAAAGTACTCTCTGCTAAAATCTGTATGGTGTGAGTGCTAATAGTGGAAGTTAGTTTCCTATCCAAGTAAACATAAATTGTATCGTGGTCTGTATGAAGAGTCACTGTAATGATTTTACCTAAGAAAACACCGTTGGCATAAACTGGTTTATTATGTAATTTTCTAGGACTAGCAGTAGTAGAAAGTAGGGCATCACTAGTAGTAGTTCCTCCTCCTGCGTCTTTATCAATTGTAAAATAAGTGTTACCGGAAGTACCTGTAGTGCAAGCCCCTAAATCTGTAAAGGTAGTATCTTGTGTATTTGCAAAATTGATATCTACTCTTCCTAAAGTTAGAGGCATATGCGGAGCAATTTCTATTAGTGTTTTTCCATCTGCTTCTTTAGTACTTAGTATAGAAAAGTCAATTAGCGTATTTATGGTATCGAAGGTTTGGAATGTTTTGCTCGCTGCGTTATCATCTAGCCTTGCTTGGAATGCAGAATCACTTTTTATTCTTACAGTATCACTAAGATAATATCCCAATGCTCTAGAATCTTGACTTGCAGATGTCCCTACCAAGGTGGCAGATTCAGCACCAGTGCTAGTTAGGCTTTGTCCACTCTCGAAGATTATCCCCTTATCGGAAGCCGCAGTTAAGTCAGTACTAGTATTTTGGAATGAGTTAGTAGAAAGTGCCTTGTTGAAAACATAGTGTTTAGAAGTTGCTTCCGCCCCTACTGCCGCACTCGATGGGCTACTAGTAGGGTCACTTTCTACTAAAGCATAATTTTCTAAAGTGACTCTTGTACTGCTATCAACGGTAGCGATTTTTCCAACATAAGAAGTGTTAGCATGGTCTACATGATAAGCATAAACATGAGTGCCAACATCAGCAGTAGCATCAAAGTAATTATCGGAATCAAACTCTACAATTTTGCTATTGAAGGAACATGTCAAAAATGGACTACCGGTAATTAATTTTACATTGTTAAAGGGACTATTACTAGAATAAATAATATCTTTAGAATGAAGAGTATTTTTATTTACAGAAGGTGATAATAATTTACTATAACTATTCCTGCCACTTATCTGTAAAATCCTTTGACCGCTTTCTTGATAGGAGTCTATGGTTTCTATTGTTCCATTTAGTTTTTCTATTTCTATTTCGTAGTCCCCATTAAGCCACTGTAGGCCACTATTAGTCCCAGTGCCATATGTTTTAGTTACGAATTTAACGGTCATTAATTTTTTATCTACATCTACAGATGTAACATTTAATTTAATATAGCCATAGTCTTTAGAAATAATGTTGATAAAAAGATTATTTATTCTATTGTCTACTAATGGGAAATCTGTAAGTATTGTACTGTCCTGTCTATTAAATGCCCTACGGTATAGTTTATCTCCTACGGATATAGTAGGATTAGATGAAACAGAAAATAGCCCTGCTACTCCATCTGTCTTATGATATTTATTGGAGCCACTCACTTCTAAAGTCATAGGTTGGCTTGCAGGGGAAGATGCAGTAGCAGCAGTAAAGGTTCCTATAGAATCTATAATAAACAATACATCTCCAATTTTTATTTCGTCATTAGCATTTAGGAAACTGTTCAAATCGTGAGTAGTAGTAAAAGTGTAAGTCGGGGAAGATGCCGAAAGAACCTCCACTTCTAAATCAAACCAATCTTCTAAATTAGCCCTGTGTACTTTATGCCTAACTCTATATGGCATATTTTCCGTAATCTTTTTATTTTGTATTCTGAATAAGTCGGCAATCTTAGTTTCTCCATAGCCTCCTCTTTGTCCATACGATTCATATACGATATTATCATAAACGCCAAATACTATATTAGCCCTATCGGGAGAATTTCTATAATGTAAGTATCTTTTAGGCCCAGTAAATGCCCAAGTGCTAGACAAGTCGTCGCTGTCTCTTCTTGCGTTAGGGAATACATCGTCATAGTCAGCCCAATCAGCACTATTCAAACTTAGTCCTTCATTAGAAGTATTAGTATGAGGGTCATCTAAAGTCACTAAATTATCTACTACTTGCGCCTTTAAATTATATTTGCTATAATCTACAATATCTTCTGCGTAGGAAGTAATAGTTGTAAAAGTATGAGTTAATCCAGAATATAAATTAATTGCACCATTAGTATTAGTAGTTTGGCAATGGGAATAGTATTTGGTGCTATGATTCAATTGTCCATCTTTATCCATGTACTCATCAAAGAAATAAAATAAAGGTCTAGAACAAAATAGTTCATATTGCAAATTCATTTTTATTCCTGCTGAAACTACAAGAGGGTAAGTGTCTTTAGCAGGGCCTCTGAATAACATAAATTTAGTGCCCTTTGTTATTTCTGTTCCTAGCCTTGGCTCAAATTCAAATGAGTCTCCTGCTGTATCGTCAGAAGTAACTTGAGTTACTCTAGCAAAATGGTGTTTGTTATGGTCGTCAGAATGTAATAATATGAAGTAGTGGTAGTTTGTAAAATCGGCATCGCTATAGTTAGAAGTAGCATCAATTAATTTGACTCCTTCATCAGTAGCAGAATCGTAGCATTTTATTTTATATCCCTCTGTATTTGCTAGGTTCTGCCTTTCTGTATTAGCAGTGCTAGTACCTACTTCATCAATAGTTAGTGCGGTGTTGCTATCATCGGGAAATATTGCAGTGTAAAGTCTATCTGTAGAAGATAGGGTTTTTACTATATTTATGTGGGGATTTGTAGGAACTTGGTAGTTAGTAGAAGTAAATTTAAATGAACTTGCGTTTCCTGTAGTAGCCTGAGATAAAGTTATTTGGCTACTGCTATCAAAACTCTTCATGAAGGTGTTGTCCGGTATATTAGTTCCAGTAACTAGCATACCTGCCTGTAAGTTAGTTGTGGATATGCCTGTAACAGTGGCGGTGGAATTGGCTGTCCCCGACTTAATTAAATTAGTATATTTGCCTTCGTTAGTCAGTACTACTATTCTATCACTCATAAGTCAACCTCCTCGAATCTAAAATAAAATAAAGTGTCATCATAATTAGGAAGGAGATTGTTTATTCCCTTGAATTCTTTTCTTCTAACCCCCATCATGGACATTTCATGAATCTCCCCCATGAATTGTTTATTGGTAGTTGCTGAATTAGGCCCAGTAGAACCAGTTCCATTTGCACCCAAGTAAGAATGTTCTCTAGCAAAAGAGAAGGTACTATCTGTAGCATGTATATCTGCTTTAACTTCACTACCATTAAAATAAATAGTTAGCCTTCTATTTGATTCGTTAAAGGTACAAGCGATATGAGATGTATTTTCTGTATACATCGCCATTTGCTCATCTTTAACATATAGAGGAGTTCCGTCGGAAATAGAAGTAGAATAAGAACTAGTTAAGGCAACTGCTTGACTTCCGGTTGAACCTGCTACAGTGTTTATAGTTCCTAGGGAAATAATTTCTCCAGCAGGAGCAATAAATACCTCTTGCTTATTACCGGCAAAAAGATAGTCTGCTTTACTAGTAGTAAAATTAGTCCCGCTATGGCTACTAATGGTAGCAACCTGTCTATATTTCTGCCTTCCATTAGAATCCACTAGTCGAGTAGGTAGGGCAAGTACGCTACCTAATCTAAACTGCCTACCAAAAGAAACCGGTGTAATCATTTCATCTGTAGTGTAGGTTTCAGTACTGGCTCCCAATTTTAATCTAACTCTAATCTTATATCTAGCAGGTTCATTTTCATTATGTAGTGTAGAATTAATTAAGGATATTTGGAAATTAGTATTATAAAACAGCATCATTTCGTGAGTTAGTCTAGCAGTTCTAGAAAGATATTTCTCGTTTTGGTAAAGGTTTTCATTACCGGCGGTATAGACAGATTGAGATAGTGCTGGCATTACTTTCATACTATTTACGCTAGTATTCGCAGGGGCACTCAAAGAAGAATAAGTTCCATGACCATTTATTTCATAGGGAGTAATTATTGTCTCGAATGTAAAAGACCCTTCATGCGCCCATAATCCATATGCTACATCATTGCTAGTATCAGAATCCCCTTCTGTATCTGCTACATTCAAAGCATAGGGAAGAACTACATGGCCATTACACATAATTGGAAAGACCAAAGAGCGTTGTTTTCCTGCCAATACTTCATACATTTTAACCACCTCAAGGGAATACTGTTGCTACTTCAAATTGCATAGTAAATGAAACCTCTACAGTATCGGAAGTAAAATCGCAACCGAACTGTCTAATAAACCCCTTAACTCCTTCTGAAGTAGAAGAAGTAGGAAAGGAGTCGCTAAGAGGGACTCTGTAATTATCTAGTTCATTGCGCCCACCTCTAGAAGTAAAAGTCCAAGGGATTAAATCCCCCCTACTACCGCTTCCATCGGCATCTCTATCTTTGTAGTTTTCATCTACATTAGACGGAATTAAAAATACTAGTTCATCAAATGCTTGGTGAAGTGCTGCGCCAGTAGAATCTACTCCGGATGCAATCATCTGTGCGATTTCGTGTGCAGTAAATGTTAGTGCTGCGCCACTATGTCCGCCCGACCCGTCTTTAGTTATCGCAGACTCCATAATGAAACCTTGTAAAGTAATTGATTTACTAGACATTCCTAAATCTAGGGCCGCAGTTACCGCTTCCCCTGTTGCTAATCCACTAAGAGGGACTGGTAAAGCAGGTATTTGTTTATCTGTAGAAATGCTAACGCTAGTGACAAGTAATGGGATTACATTTTTAGTGAGGCTTCCTTGATTGGCCTTAGTTTTTAGATACACGAAACTCATTTAATCACCCCATTGTCCTAGAAGAAGTACTTCTATTAATTTTATTATTTACCATATCTCCTATCTTACTTGCGATTCTTCTCATCTCTCCATCAGAAGTATCTCTAGCATTAATGGTAATATTGATGTTAGTAACTCCACCGCCACCGCCAACCATAGTCCTACTTTTTCTATTAGAATGTACTTTAGAACCTGCTGGAAGATTTACGAATTCTGGCCCCTTTTCCCCTACAAGGGCCATGCCTCCATGAGAAGTACCTCCGGCATGAAATACATCCCAGTCAGATAATTTATCCCAAAGCCACTTTGCCACTATCATTACTCCAGCAGTTATGAGAGCAGGTACAATAATTGGGAATCCATACATCCATAATACCATAGCACCTAAAGCCACTAAAGCACCCAAGGCCCACTTTTCCCAAGTTAGGCTAGAAAAGAAATCCAATATAGATTCTCCTAAATCCATGCCGACTTGGAAAAGAGCAGAAAGGCCCGCCAATCCAATAGTATATGCAAATTTCAAAAGGACATATGCGCTAGCCACCATTAAATCTAACAGGGCATATGCTACATCTAGAAGAGAAGCATCTCCCATAAAGAAATCTATTATTGTAGAGAAACTATCCCAAATAGTATGTAAAGCGGTTTCTATTCCCGCATAAAATCCTTCAAATGGTTTCATGAATCCGGTGTATAGAGACTGAACCGTACTCCAAAACACTTTGAGGAATGTGCCTACTGCCATTATAACTAACATAGAAATGATGAAGAAATTAAACGCCTTGGCTAATATCGTTCTTGCTAGTTTCATAACTCCTAAAATTAGACCAGCACTTTTACCAATCCATTTAAATTTATTTTTTTTCAGCCAAGAAAGGGCTGCTCCACCCTTTTCTCTAGCACCCTTTCCAAAGGATTTAATTTGGTCAAGTCTTTCCCCAAATGCTTCTTGACGCTTATCAAGGAATTGCCCACCCTTAAGTTTAGTTAGAGTACCGACATCTGACATCACTCCCCTTAATCCTCTCCCCTTTCCTCCATCAACACCAATGGAGTCCATCTGATTCAACAGGTTTTTCATCCCTTTACCCATGCTTTTAAACGAGGGTAGGTTTAGTCGTTCTGCAAAGTTAGGCATTTTTAATACATTGAGTTTTTTAATACCTTTTCCTAGTAGGGAATTCTTTTTCATTATTTGTCCCATAGTAGTATCGTAAACCTTCCCTGTCACAATTAGACCGGTTTTGAATTTATTTAATATTGTAAAACTACCTCTAAAGGTATAAAGAAAACTTTTAGCAAATCCTTTAAACCCGTCTTGAGCACTCATAAAGCCCGAAACCGCTTTACCTGCTTTAGTAAAGTAGCCTTCGTATTTTTGGGAAATTTCGGCTATTTCGCCAAGAGTTTTCTTAGTATTTAGAAGAGGGTCGGTGGCCATAATATCACTTCATTTTCTTGGTCTGCTTTTCCATTTCTTCTGCCTTTATCTCTTCAACTATTCCATGTATTGCTAATAAATCCTGTACTAATTGGGCTGGCATCTGATAGATTTCTAATGGGCTTATCCCTAACGCTTGTGCCAAAGTGTAGACGACTAAGAGGCTTCCTGTTTGGGCATCTGTTTTACCAGACCTAATTCCCCGCCTCATTAATCGTTTTTTTCTTCATCCCCCGACATTAATTCGAAAGGGTTAGGCATTACTTCTTTTATTTGATTCCCTACAAAGGGAGTGAGTCTAATTAAATCAACTGCGGATAAACTGGGTTCAGTTTTCTCGATGAAATTCTCAATCATGTATCGGTACATTGCGTTCAAGTCCAAATCAAAACTTTGGGTCTTTGAATCAATGTTCATTAAGGAATTAGCGGCCTTTTCTACTTCTAGCCAAGTTGGTTCCTTAATCCAAATCTTTAGGTATTCATCACTATCCGGTGCTACTTGAATCCAGTGGCACTTTGCTTCTGTGAGTGCAAACATTACACTCTTGTTACTTACTATTTTTTTGTTTAACATATCTTCCACCTACTAAACCAACAAACGAACAAACGGTGTTGGTGGAATATTATTCTGTAGTTTCTTCTTTAACTACCTCTTTCTTTGGTCGGCCCTTTTTCTTAGATTCAGATTTTCTTTTTTCTGCTAATTTTCTTTTTTCGTACATATCCATCAAAATCACCCTTGTAATTTCCAATGAGTTTTGACAGTACATTCTTTCAAATCTCTAGGCTTTACCATTGCTTCAACGGTAATTGGCCCTTTATCCTCCGGTATTGTAAAGTTAGCACTCTCTAGGAAATAATTCTTGAAAGAGATATTAATTTCTTCTCCATTGGGTTTGTCGAATTGCAAATCAATTAGTCCATCTTGAGCGAAGTTGCTACCGCCTGTTTCTACAGAAGTTCCAGTATTTTCATTTCGATTAAATAGTTCTTCGAAGAGTAAATCATCTGTAACTAAAGCAGTAAA